GCTCGGAGATGTGTATAAGAGACAGCGCCTGCCCGGGGGACCCTTCCCATACCGGGGTGTGTGGTTACGCCATCGTAGGTTACGCCATCGTAGGTTACGTTTTTACCGATTCTCGGTTACGTTCCGTACTTGAGTCTCGACGGCCCAACTTTCGTTATTGTGTATAGTGTCTAGTTTTTATTCCTTATTGTCTATATATGTCTTACGTTTTATCCCCTCTAACGTGTCCGCGACACGCCGATGAATGTCAGTGTTTCCAACGGTTTTACCCTCTCTGTTTACGTCGGCTTGACGCTGACAAATGTCAGCGCTAGAGTAAGGGTAACAACAAAAACCACGACGAACAGAAACGGAGGCCACGAGATGAGCCACCCGCCCTAGACCACAGGCCGCAAGGCCACCACCACAGCCTCGGCCACTCAGCCGCGCGGCATTGCCCTCACGAAAAGAGGAACCCCTTGATAACTGAACAGTGGACGTGACCAAGACCATGAGATTGCTTCCGGCTGATTCCATCCTCAGAATGCAGACGGTCGACACGAAATGCGAGTCACCACGAGAGCGCGGTATCCGGCATGGAATTGTCCTGCGCATATACATGAGTCTGAAACTACAATCGTGCTCACGACTACAGAAAGTGAGCACAGTATGAATCTTAGAGACTTGAGATTGAAACGTGGATTGACGCAAGCGCAACTGGCCAAACGTGCCGACGTGCATGTGGTCAACATTGCGCAGTTTGAGACAGGTGCTCGTGACTTGCGCACGGCATCCTTTGATACTGCGCTCCGCCTGGCCGATGCCTTGCATGTCGCTAATCCGCGCAAGCTGCTCGACAGTGAGCGGCCTGGAAGTCGATAGTCCTATCAGGCGTGAGCATGTCTTTACGGCTCGCTCACGCTACCAATCGAAACAATCATCATCTGCCATTGGAGGTGTAACAATCATGTCCATCAATTTAACCGCTGCCGACGTGCTCACCGAAGTCGCCGGCATGATTAAGCAAAGCAAGGCTTGGGCGAACGGATGCAAGCTCACGTGGAAAAATGCAGAAGTGAGCGTCCGCCTATATCAGGTGGGGGGTACCGGCAATGTTTTCTGCATGTGGTATGCCCCGCGCAGGGACGGTGTGAGCCACCTCATCCGCCACAACTACTGCATCACTGGAGATTCCCTCAATGATGCAGCGGCAAAGGTTTTCGCCCAAATGCAAAAAAATTTCGATGTGCGCTAGTCGCACTCAAAAAAAACGGAGGTTAAACCATGGGAAATAAGTTTGGTCCTTGCGCTGTGATGGCGCAAGTCACTCGCATGACCAAGGATGACGCCATCAAGTGGCAGGTCATCGATGGTGAATTCGCCGGAGATGGCGTCCGCCTGTGGCGTGAGGGTAATCCCCTCGAGCACTTTGACGTGTTCCCGGATTACGAGGCTCTTGCCGATGTTGGCGAGGGGGAGCCGTTCCGGCCGGCCGATTCGTTTTTCATCGTTTCTTTCGTGGATGATTCTTCTGGTTTCGTCTATGATTACGATTTCACGGGGTCTACCCCCCGTGAGGTTGCGGAAGAGGTTTTCGCGGCCATGCAAGCCGAGCTGGGCGTGTGCTGAGTTCTCATTATCAATTTTATAGTCAACAAGTTTTTATAGTCAACAAGTAAAGGGAGTATTGTCATGAAGCCGATTATCGTCAATGGAACCGCTGGTAATGTCGCCAAGCTCGCTGCTGAGCTGGATGGGGTGCAGTCTCGTGCGAGGGTGCGTACCGTCTCTGCCGAGGACGTCAGCAAGGCGTTGGATGGGATCACGGCACGGTTCCGTATCCCCAAGACCGCCATGGAGGGGGTGCGGGTGACTGTCGATCTCAATGCGCAGAAATTCCCGAATGCCTATAATGGCATCCCTGAGTCCACGTTTTTCTCTGCCGTGTACTCGAAGCGTGCATGGCGGGTGACGGAGGTGTGGCGTGGTCGTACCGCCATGCCTAATCATATGGTGGACGTTCGATTGACTGATACGGCTGTTGCCGCGCTCACCGCTGGCTACAAGTCTTTCGGATTGTAGTCCCCCTTTTCCGTCAATAAAAATAGTCAACTGTTAAAAGAATGGAGTTATGAAGATGACCGGGAAACTTACTCTCTCGTTTGATATCACTGTCGCATGGAAGCGCAGCAGCGTGTGGGGGGCCTGCCCCACTGCTGAAGCTACCGCAACTCTCTACGAGGGGAATGTGCCACGTCGGCGTGACACCGGCATGGGGCACGCGTCGGGCTGTGGCTATGACAAACGTTCCGCTGCGGTGAATAAGGCGTTGTATGATTTGCCGCTCTTGCAGACGCTGCTATTGTGGCGGGGGTTCCGCCATACGTCTCCGTGGTCTGAGTTTCCACTGTACGGGCTGTCTAAGAGTGAGTATGGTTGGCGGCTTACTGCGGGTGGCGCGGGTATGGGGACTATCGAGCGTATTTTCGAGGCGAATGGTTTCCGTGAGGTATGTAATTCCACCCGTGACGGCATGTACGAGTTCTATCACTTCGAGCGTGTCATGCCGTCGTCTTTCCTGAAACTCATCTGATTAACCAACCAACCAACCGATCTTGAAAGCGAGGTACTGCCATGTTCAATAATTTTAATTCTGTCGATGATTTTACCGACGTCATGTGCCGTCGTTGCGGGTTCCATTATCCCGAGGGCCAACCGCATGATGGGTTGCAGTTGTTCGGTATGAGTGACGTTGACTTGTCGTATACCGATCCGGCTGCCCCGGACGTGGAGAGTTTCGCGGATACTTGCGACTATCCGGAGCCGGTGCGACGTGCGTTGTGTACTGCGATTCGTGGGGAGTTCGAGAACTATTACGATGCTGACTACCGTAATGTGGCCGAGTATTATGACGCTCTCGGCGTCTGCTGTGACGTTGTCGGCGTGGGCTATGACTTCATGGACTGCCCCGCCTCGTTGGGCCGTATCTTCGGTAGTGACTGTTGGAATGTTGACGGCATGTCGTGGCACTTGTATTGCAGTGAGACGAACATGGTGGGCGACGCTGAGGGCGCATGGCCCGATGGTGAGTCGATGATGATGGTGTTGGGTTATCCCGATGATGTTGAAACTGCCGCTTATGTGGAGCAGTTCGGGCAGTGCATGAGTGATGGTGACTGGGATAAGGCTGCGGGGGCGCTTAAGGCGCTTGGCCTTGACTTGGCCTATGGCAATATCGGGCTGACTCTCTCCATCTGATTCGTTGGGACAATCTTTGTTGAAAAAGTGAGGTAATCGCATGTATGTCTTTCAGATCGATAAGTCTCGTGAGGGTGACTGGGAACTGTATGAGATGCTTAGGGATGCTTGGGATGGCGTTGACTATGCCGGGCTGCCTGAGTTCGATGTGGTACTGCCGGATATTGTGGACTGGGTTCGTGGTATAGGCGGTGATGACACGGTGTGGGACGGCTGCGAGTGTCGGGTGTGCCGGTTGTTGTGGTTTGATTCCGCACTGGACATGAGCAATACGGAAACCGCCGTGGCGTGGTTGTCCGCGTATGGGTATGTGTCCCGTGAGTTCTGTGGCGTGGGCTATTCCATCCCGCTTACGGACGGGCATGGGGCGTTGACTGAGATGGCTGTAATCCAGTATGCCATTAACCTTATCTTAGGTAAGGTTGGGGACGGTCGTTACGTTCCGATCTTGGATGACGGCGACTATGAGCGGCGTGAGACTGAGTGGCTGCGCGACTTTTTCGATGGCGAGGTCACGGACGGCATGCTGCATGGCGTTGACCGTGACGCCGTGTTTTGGGCGTGGCGTGATATGACCGACGCGACCAGCGGCGATTGTGATTTCAATGCCGCCATGCTGCCCGAGTATCTTAAGTCTGCCGAGGGGACGGCACATCATGCGTAGGCGTCTCATTGTTGCCGTGGTGGTCGTGTTGGCTGCGCTGATCGTGTGGGATGGTTGTATGCCGTCCGCCGCGTCGGTCGAGTCCCGTTGGGATGGGTGGCGTGCCGCTCACCCGGATACGGTGGCCGCCGCCTACCCGTTCGATGACATCATGCCTTGCGGGTTCGAGGATGGTTCGACGTTGCAAGGTGATTACATGCCGGTCTGCAAGTGGCGTGGGCGCGCCTATGGCGATGGTGTCGGCGCGTCCTATGTACTTGTCGATGGCGTGAAGGTTTTGGAATGGTAGCCGTTTCTAGGAAAGGATGAATCATGGCTAACAGGTATTGGTATGGGTTGCATTGGCCGTATGGTGTCGGCGTTCGGCATGCGGATGATGGTTCGCTGTTTGCGTCGCCGGTCGTGTTTCTATCCAAGCGTGAGCGTGACGCTTGGGTGGATGCTGACCGGTTCGACGGGAACTGGCATCGTAGCGTGGCGTCGCGTGGCGAGGCGTTGCCGTTGATGGCCGGGGCGTTGCGTGACTTGCGTTCGATTGACTCTCGTGGCGTGGCTGGCTGGAATGTGTGTGGCCGGTTCTTCACTCGCCTGTCTGACGCCTACGCGTATTTTCAGGCGGGTGAACAGGCCATGTTGGATGCCATCGAGGGTGCCGAGCATGAGACCGCCCGGCAGATTCTCGACTCGTTCGACGCCCGGTGCGAGGGTGAAGGCTGATCGGCATGTGTAGCGTGTACCCGTGCAAGGTGTTCGCCTGTTATTCTCAGGCGGTGTGCTATGTGGCGTTGCTGACTGCCGTGGGCGATGCCGCCATATTGGAACGGTATGGGCGTTCCAAGTGGCGTGTTACCGTCATTCGTCCCGAAGACTGAAAGTGCCGGTCATAGGTGGGCCTGTGACCGGCTGTGCAAACAAATTTTCCCATTCCATTTATTTACACAAAAAGGATTCTATCATGTTGGACTTGACTATTGGCCGTTGGGAGTTGGCTGCCCGGTATGATGCACGCCAATCGTTCTATCGTAAGGCGTTCTATCGGGTCGAGAGTGTTGCTTCGCTGCCGGATACTGAGGTGCTTGTTACGCTCACCTCGTACGGCACTGACGTGGCCGTGGCAACGGTTGACGTTGATGAGGACTGTGTGGTCGTTACCGATGATGGCACGCCGCTCGTGTGGCTGTGCGCCGACGAGGACGACTATAGTGCGACGACCGTGCGTCATGTGCGGGAGTTCCTGAAGCAGCTTGACCTTGAGGCCGGTTCCAAGGCTGAGATTCTTAAAACGTATGGTTTGCGTGATGGTAAGGATGGTGAGTGACATGTCGGGTGATTCCATTCAGCGCATGTTTTTCGATGATGCTCCCGACGGTTGGCAGGAAGTCGGCTATCTGGTGGTCGTTAACTCTGCTGGCAGACGTACCTCTATCCCGTTGGATGGGCTGGGCTTCGACTTGGATGGCTGGGTTGCATATTCGTTGGCCCGTACGGTCGGCGGCATGGAGACGGCCCGCACGTTCCTCACGTTGTGGCGTGACGGGGCTATGGATGAGGCATTGAAGTCGCTGCCCCACGAGGTCGGCGTGCAATTGTGCATGCCGGTGGTGGTGCGGAACGTGGTACGGGATGATCTTGATACGATCGTCTCGAAGCTGAAGGCGTTGCCGTCCGATGAGCGGGTGGGTGTTCTCCTTGACGGGCTGGATTTGTTCGCCAAGGAGATGTTCCGTCCGTTCGACAGGAAGTCTTTTGAACCGTATTCCGGCGTCTATCGTATCGAGCTTTTCGACTACTGTGTGTCCGAGGAAGATTGGGAGAGGGTGTGGGCTCTGCTGCCCGCATGGTGTGAGCTTGCGTTCAGGCTGGATAATACCGATCGTCCTGATTTTAGTAACGGCTTGATGATGGAGATGTCTCCGGCTGAGATTACGGAGACTTGGGAGAATCTGCCCGACTATAATTATTGGCCTGTGTATTACACCGAGGCCGATGGGGAAGGCAGGGTGTGAGCATGCTGTATTACGAGTTCGCCGGGTTTGACCGTGTTACGAACAAGGAGTATTGGCGTCCTGTTTCCTCATTGCGGTTGCATTGCCGGTGGCTGCGTGATTGGCTGCGTGGCTACCGTTGCGCCCGTAGGGGATATGAGGGGTGGTTGTATTGCAATGTGACCCAAGGGCCTTTGCTGCCGAAGGACATGCTCTCGTTCCGTGACGAAATAATCTGAAGTAATATAGTCAACCATAGTAAGGAAGGTGTTTGGCATGGCTGATATATTGTCCGCGTTCATTGAGAGTCAGAGGGTTGATTCGTCGTTGAACAATCCGGATGATTGGACCAGTGGCACGTATGATTACGTGCCGGTTGAGATTCGTCGTCATTTTAACCCGGATGATTACGATGATTACGAACTGTTGTGCGAGTTGGAGTTCATTCCTTCGCATGGTATCGAGAATGATTGGGATGATCGGGAGGTGGCTGAACTGCTGCGTGAGAATGGGTATCGTATTGTGGATGCCGTCGCGTATGACGCCGATTTCCCGATCATGGAAAGGTAGGCGTGACATGGCCGCCTCGGATGATGCTAGGCTGAACGTATTGCCGAGTGTCATAGGGGGCGGTCATGGGGTTGCGTGAACGGCGTGAGCGTTGCGGGTTGACGTTGCTCCAGTTGGACGCGTTGACCGGTATCGCCTTCACGCGGTTGAGCACGTTGGAGTGCAATGCGTCCGAGGCTCGCAACATGTATTTGGGTACGGCTCGGCGGATTGCCGACGCGTTGCATTGCAACGTGTTGGACTTGTATCCGGATGAGGATGCGTGGCGTGGCGGCGTGTCCGCCGGTGTGACCGGGTTGAGGAGGATTCGTAGGGAACGGCATTTGACGCAGCGGATGCTGTCAGCCTTGACGGGTATTCCCCAGCCTAATATTTCTTGGTTCGAGACAGGGTATCGTCCCGTGTCTCAAATGTATTTGGATACTGCGCGACGCCTGTCGGAGGCGCTGCAATGTGACCCTGTTGATTTTCTAATTGATTGAAAGGATTCTATCATGAAGGCTGAGGTTGTTATTTTTACGAGGTTGGAGCGTCATGGCGGGACGATTCTGGTTCCCGTCCGTGAGTTGGCCGGCCGTTGCGCGTCCGATTGGGTTGGTTTGGATGACGTGCGTTTCGCGTCGGCCGTGCTGCCTGATGAGGATTTGCGCGGCGAGTTCGACCGATTGGTGGATGCCGACGAGGATTCGCAGCAGGTGTGGGATTCGTTCTATGATCGCGTCCACAGGTTTGCGGCGTCGATGACGTTGGAACGGCTGGTGAACTGGTTCGTGGCGTTGCATGACCCGGCTACGATTCTGAATGTCCACTATGGCGTGGATGGTGTTGAATATCTTGACCCGGAATGCACTATCGGGGACGACGACTGATCTTGAAAGGAATTTCGTCATGGGTTTGAGGGAACTGCGGTTGAAGCGCGGCATGACGCAGCAGCAGCTGGCCGAAAAGGTCGGCACCACGCGCGGGAGTATCTCTGCCATTGAGATTGGTGCCCGTAAGGAGGGTAATCTTACGCTCGCTATGGCGGTGAAGCTGTGTGATGCCTTGCATGTGGCTAATCCCCGCAAACTGCTTGACGATGACCATAAGTAATGGAGCTTGTCATGGTTGAGAGTGTGAGCGCGTATGTGGCGTGCAGGTCTGGCATGTCGGTTGAGATGCGGCCCGTGTCCCCTGCTGAGGATGCGCCTTGGCGTGTCTGGTTCAGGGGTGACGGGATTGTAGGCCAATCCGAGGATTTCGATACGCCGTTTGAGGTGACTCCCGCAGTGTTGGCTGAGTATGGGGTGCGTCCTGACCCGGCGTATGTTGGCCGGGATGGTGGCTTGTTGTGGACGTGGGATCGTCCTGACATTACGCATACCGGGCTTAAGCCGTTCACTGGTGATGCCAGTACGGTCCGGTTGGCTGGTTTGGCTGGTGGCGGTTGGCGTCCGTTGTTGCAGTGTTCGGATTCGGATGGCGACCGGTGGCTGCTGGTCGTGGATGATGGCGAGGATAGGCCGGGCTTCTGGTGTATCCGATGCAGGGATGGCCGTTATCATCCTTTTGATACGGATTCCGAAACGTCGCATGTGGCGAGTTTGGGGCGTGCGTTGTCCGGTAAGTCGCCGGTGTTGTCGCAGGTACGTCCGGAGGATTATCTGTGATCTGGAATAAGGGAAGTGGCTCCGTCCGACGTCTTGGATGGGGCCACTTCCGTTTTTGGCTGCGATAATTCGGATACGGTTTCGGATGCTTACTACTGTTGCGCTACCACCGATGGGCTCTCCCTTCGGCAGGCGGGATTTGCACCCGCAATTCCGATCGTATCCCTCGCTTAGCCTAGCCGCTTATTATAAGCAGGCTTGTGTCATCTTCGTCTGTTGTGATAGGCCAGTCATCATCCCAGTCATCTGGTGGTTCATAATAGTCGGGATAACACATGTTATTCCTCCAGTTTCTTGCATAGGGCCTTGTAATCCCGTTGCGTCAAAGAATCTTCCTTGTAGTAAAGCTGGTTCAACAGGTTCTGCAATTCCTCCAAGCATTGGCTTCGAGTCATCGGGCCTGTGAAATCATCCAGACTGTAGAAGTACTCGAATGCGCTGAAGCAGGAACAGCCATTATCGTCCGCAATATAGTATTCCCTACCATCCGCATGGCGTTTAATCGTCCGTAACACTATGATGGCTGCCCAATCGTAACCGACACTTGAATCGACGTGCCCTACTTCTTCGACACCGAAGTCTTCAAGATGTTCAACGACTAGCTTCCTCATGGCTTTTCTCCTTCTTTGGTGGGTGGATAGAATTTGAAGTCGTATAGGCTGTCGAGTTCCGTATTGCCTAGGCCGTAGGGGGCTTCGATGGCGATGCTGGTACAGCGGCCTTTGGCAGTGAATTTCCATCCGGTATCCCACGTGATGGTAACATCGCACCTTTCCGTGCCTATGGGGATGGTTTTAGTGCTGCTCATAGTCTGATGCCGTCTACTTTCATAATGGTGTTGAGATCAGCTGTGACGCGCCAACCGGTCGCGTTGTCCACGAACATGAATGTCAGGCCGTTGGGTGCTATGAGGCTGGTGCAGGTTTCGACGGTGCAAGTGGATATGGTTTTAGGCCCGTCCGTGGTGTCGATGCTCTTCTTCCATGTTTCCTCGCCTTCTTCGCTTTCTTCGATGTCGTAGTGGTAGCCGAGTTTGCAAAGTTGGCGGCGCCAACTGGTTTCCGGTGTTCTGAGGTCGAGTTGCATTAGCGTTCCTGTTCTTCTTGTCGTAGGAGCATCCAGATGGAGGTTTCCTGTTCGGGGTTTTGGACGGCGAGACGGTATACGTCGGCGAGCTTGTATTCGCTTTTCCTCCGGTCCGCGTGCGGGGAGACGGTTTTGAGGTCTCCCCTGCTTACCCAGCTGCGGATGGTGCCGGGTTTGACGATGATGCCGCATTGGAGGAGGAGTTTGCGGAGTTCGGTTTGGGTGCCGGTGATGTTGCTGTTCAGGAGTTTTTTCCTGCGGGTTTCGCGGATGTCGGCTACTGGGTAGACCATGCCGCATTCTGGGCATACCGGCGCGAATTGGGCGGTTGGCATGGCGGTGGCGACGTGCGTGCAGCCTTTGGTTGGGCATTCGCCTACGATCACTTTGTCTTCGAGCGTGTAGTCGAGGAGTTGTTCTGCGGTTCGGCGTAGCTTGTTGAGGATTTTCGCGTACATGGGGGTTGCGGCGCATGTGCCTCGCTTGTAGGAGAGGCGGATGCGGCGTGCCATGGTGTCGGGTCCTGCCGTGTAGGTGGTGTTGATGCCGAGGCAGTGGCAGTATTCGCGGAGGATGTCGGTGAGTCCGGGGTTGCCGTCTTTGTCTGGTCCTTCGATGAGTTCGTGTACGCTTTCGCGTAGGGGTGCCGGGCTGGCGGCGTAGCCTCCGTGCGTGCCTCCTCCGGTGTTGGTTTTGTCGGCTCGGTTGGAGCGCCATCGTAGGTCTTCGAGGTGGTTTTCGAACCATGTGAGGTTGTTTTCGAGTTCCCTGTTGCATGCTGGGCATAGGCGTTCGCCTTTGATGCTTTCTTTCCAGCAGTTTTCGCAGGTGGTGGTTCCGCCGGTCAATGGTCCTCCTGTTGCGTCCGTGGTGGTTGGTGGTCCGCCGTTCGTCCCCCATGAGTGCAACCGGAGTGGCGGCGGAACCTATTATACGACGTGTTGTCTATGCCGACGTTCTTTTGTCGGCATAGACGTTGCTTTTTATTTGCCGTTGATTTTGATGGAGGGGAATTTCTTGCGTACTGCGGCGCGTACTCGTCGTTTTTCGGTGGGGGTGCCGTTTTGGGCGACTCGTGCGAGTGCGTTGCGTGCGTGGGATGCGTCCGGGATGGGGTATTTGCGTTCTTCCGGTATGGCGAACGTCGAGTTTTTCATCCGGCTGCGGCTTTTGATCTTGCTCATGGTGTCTCCGTTCAGATGATGGTTGGTTGCGTGTAGTTGGTGTTGTCGGTTTTGGCTTGTGGGTGGCGGTGGGCTTCGATGGCGATGATTTCGTCTCGGCTGAGTTTGAGTTGGGTGGCGATTTCACTGATCGTGTAGCCTTGGTCGCTCATGCGCCAGATATGGTTTTTGGTTTGCTGTGATGGCATGTGGTGGCGTTTCCTCCTTTCGTCTTTTTGATTGATTCCGTGTATTCGCTTGGCGAATATCCGAGCCAGATGTTCTGTCCGCAGTAGGGGCAGTCGATGCGGTTGCTGGATACCGTGTTGCCGCAGTGCGAACAGGTGACATGCCATCCGTACGGATTCCACTTCATCACTCGTCCTTGTCTATCTGCCATATGAATCGCATGATGGTCGGCCAGATCAGTAGGTATGCCACGTCTGCGATGGCGCTGAGCCAGTCGGCTTTGAACTTGCCTACCATGCCGAGGACGGCGTAGCATCCGATGTCGGCCAGGTAGAGCATAAGGATTGTGACGAGCGCCCATTTAATGATGCGGATTTGTCGCATGGTCTTCTTGTCCTCGCTCATTCTGTTTCTCCTTCCTTCATCTTTCTCCGGTGCGCATTACGACGATCATGCTTGGGAATGGTGCCGGCCCGCCCGGTATGCCGTTCGTTTCGAACCGCAGTCGGCCTTTGAGGAATCTGACCTCCGCACGGTTGAGGATGAATTGTTGGAACCAGCGGGTATCCGTGCGAGCCGGCAGAAGCATGACGACGATGGTGCCTTTGCGGCTGGCCTCCATGCTGCACTTGCGCACCCATTCCGATATTGCCTTGCCATATGGCGGATTGCAGAATACCGTCTCGCCCCCCCCACTCATGATCGAATGCGCTGTTTCCAGCCGTATAGTATTTTGAACATTTGTGGTTCGTTTCACTGCTGGCCGCATCCAAGGTGAAGTGAAACTCATTGTCCAGCCGAGAGAACAAGTCCGTTGGCGTTTCCCAGTCCATGCGATTCGACATGTAAGCTGCACCGCCAGAATCGGTAAAACCGCTCATTGTGTTTCTCCTTTCAGGACGGCGAGTATCGTATCCTCGCATTCCGGTGCGGGCAGGGGTTGCGAGGTGAGAACGTCGCGGTAGTGGTCGAGCAGTTCCGCGCTGGATGGGTGCAAGCTCGTGTCATCTTCGCCGAAATAGCTTCCGCCCGTATGCTGCGGGCAGAAGAAACGTGGACGCTCATCATCGTCGTACAGGCAAATCCAACCCTCGCCTTCCTCAACTTCCTCTGTCGCGTCATATTCGTCGTAACTCCAGTCGTATTCGACGCCATCCAATCGAGCCCGACAGCCGGGATAGTCGCATTTCGGACGGACGAACACATGCGTGTCGAAGCTCATTTCCTCACCAGCTTTCTGAAGTCGTCCACCGTGACATGGGTGAGAGGGAGTGCGGATGCGTCGAGGTCCTCGTAGACATGACGCCAGTAGTAGTAATATGTCGGAGGATCGGTATATACGATGTACTCGCACGGTTGATTCCCGCTGTCACGGTATATCAGGGTTCCGTCCTGCGTGACGTAGAAGCCGTCCTCGATGGGTTCCGGCTCTTCCGGATTGCGTCGCGTCGCCTGATACCGTTCCAGTTCCGTATCGAGATAGTCGCGCAACGCTTTGACCTCGTCCGTTGGCATGTCGATGATGAGTTTGTCACCGTCAACGGGATGCTCGTCGCAATTGTAGTGGAAGTCCTTCGGGTCGGTGATGACCAGTTGTTCGTCGATCAGACTGTAATCGAACTGCATGTCATTGCTCCTTTTCGTTTTCGATTTCCGTGATCTTGCGAATGATCAACCCGACGACTTGGTGCGGCATGTTGCTGTCTGCCAGAGCTGTCCAGATTTCCTCCAAGCCCATCCAATCCACCTCGGCGAGGGTTGCCAGTAGGGCGCGGATTGTGCAGACACGGTAGTCGATTTCACGGATGCAGTCGTCGTTGGTGATGATCGGTATTCCATGCATGACCGCATCCTGTGCGAACCATGCGGCCTTTTTCAGGTCTTCGACGCCGTTCTTGTCCTTCCACCGGTAGCAGTATTGGACCACCTGCCCCCAATCCGAGCTGAGCAGTCGGCTGAGCTCGATGCATTCGAAAGGGCCACCCTTGTAGTGACTTGGACTGATATTGTTGCTCATTTCAGTGCTCCTTTTGGGTGTTGAGTTTGGTGAGTGGGAAGGCTTCATCGCCTAGGGTTTCGTACACGACGCCCCAATCGCCCGTGTATACTTTGCCGTCTTTCCACCTATAAGAGGGCCTATACCAGCTGTAAGTATCCTTGACCAGCAGCACGGATTGCGGCGTGAGATAGTAGCCGTCTTCTTTCGGCTCTTCCGGTAAGCCCAGTTCGGGTTCGTCCGGTTCCGGTGGGAAGAGCTCGTTGAGCTTGTCACGCATAGCGACCAGAATTTCTCTGGTGGCGTGCAAGATTACATCATTACCGTCAGTGATGCAGATTTTGTCAGCGTTAATCCCTCTATCGCTTAGTTCGTTTAGGTTGAGGCTGACAGAATAAATGCCGCGATATGTTGTATCTATGATATTCATTTCAGTTCTCCTTGAGTGATTCTTCCAGTGACATGACGGCATCGACGAGTACCTTGCGCATTTTGTCCTTGAACTCGTCCGGTACTTTCGCATGTACGCTTACACCGCCGTTGTACTGGTATTCGACCCGTTCGTTCGGGTCAACGTGGATGGGTACATTGATGTCGATGTTGGCGATTTCGTAGCTGCCGCTGACGATTTTGATGTTGAGTGGGTATTCGCCGATCTGCTTGTCGCTCATTTTGTCTCCTTGAGGATGTTGATTGCCTTGAATATGTCTCGGACGAGGATGTTGCCGGTCTCGTTGATATTGACGATTACCGGACGTACCACGTCGAAGGTTAGGGTTTCGATTCGCCCGACCGAGGGGGCTTGCTGGTCGTGGTAGATCAGCCGCCCGTCGATGACCGTATCGTTGACGGTGACGGCGATGGCCCTATGGTTGGCCAGTTCCTTGGCTGGTAGGGTTTCCCAGTCGGTCAATGATTCGTGAACGTTGGTCATGATCTACGATCCTTCGATAGGCGTTGGCGAAACTCATGGTGAGAGATGGCGTCCCATTCCTTGTAGTGGAAGATTTTCACGTACAGTTCGCAGTGTTTCGCCCAGTCTCCGAGGTAGTTGTGTACCCTCCATTCGCCGCAACGCCGGCAATGGTAGACCGTGGCGAATGGGTCTGACGGTGTGGCGTGTTCGCAGTGTTCTTCCACCGTGTAGGTTACGGGGTATCGGCTGTCCCAATTGGTTTCGGTGGCATGCCACTTGGTTTCGGTGCCGTAGGTCATGATTCCTCCCAAACGTCCTTGGCATGTTCAGGACAGTAAAGGTGTCCGACTTGGATGCCATGCTTGCCTTCCGCCCAACCTTCGCATTCGACGGCGTATCGGATGGCGTCTTCCTTGCGTTCGGGATAGTAGCCCCAATCGTCTTCGCCGACGTCGATCGTGTTATAGCAGTCATGCGCGTTGCATCGGAGCGTGAACACGTGGTGGGTGTCGTCGTCTTCCTCGCAGCAGGGGCAGTCGCAGTCCGGGTCTCCGCAACAGGAGCATTCGGTAATGACGCGTACGGTTTTCGGGCCGAGCATCACCCCACCGCATTCACATGACGTCTGCTCGAAACCGTTGGCTTCCACCCAGTCGCTGATAGCCTTGTCGGTGATGCCGTACATCATCTTCAGCTGGTGTAGGCAGACGATCACGTCCGCCATTTCTTCGGCCAAGACGTCATTGGATGACGTATCTTTGCGGAGTTTCTTGCTGATTGCTTGTATGAGTTCGGCGCATTCTTCCATGCAGACGATTGACTGCAACTGTTTGCCGTAATGGTCGATGCTTTGCCGCCAGATGGTTTGCAATTCCTCGTCACTCATGTGTGCCTCCTATCGTGATGATTTCTTCCTCGTCGTCGAGGTCGTAGATGGTGTATGTGTTGTGGAATTGGGTGGCTCCGTATAGGGCGTGTTGGACGGCGGCCCTGTAGGTGGGGTATGTGCCGCAGTTGCCGCCGTCCTCGCTGATGATCTGGTAGGTCATCGTCCTCCACCCCACCATGCGATAAGCATCAAGAAGACATATGTCACAATGACGATTGCTATTGCTCCTTCGTAGGTCATTCCGTATCCTCCATGACTTCCTGTTTGCGTTCCTTGAATGCCTTGCTGTTCCTGATCGACTTGGCTAGCTTTTCCGCTGCCGCGTCAACGATCTCCATCTTGTGTTCTTCGAGTAACCGGGAGACAAGATCGGAGACGAAACTATCCCAGTTGATACGGTTTCCGTATGTGCGTGGGAACTCGAGATTGTCCAATGCTTCCTTGTAGATGCGTTTCACTACGTCGTCGTAGGCATTGTCTTCGAGACGTTTCTGGATGGTCTTGTCGTCAATGTTGATGGCGAACTGCACGATGTGTTCCATAATTGGCTCCTATTCTGTGATTGGCTTGCAGCTGGTTGGACCGTCGGATAATGGCCATACCGTGCATGCGTAGTCGCCGGTATCGGAATGCAGGATGACGGTTCTGGTGTGTTCCGACACGTACATGCCGAAAATGATGGCGAGAATGAGCATCACGGCGGCGATTAGCGGAGCCGCGATAGTGAGGGCGACGGGAATGTCTCGCTTGCTACTCATTTCGTATCCTCCTTTTCGAGAATGTAGATAAGCGTTGATGACATTCCAATCGCCCTCTCATTACCCCCTGCGAAAGGGATGGTATCGACTCTGGTGATGTGATAGCCATCATTCATAGCGGTTTCAAGGTCATCTCTACCGATAATCTCGGCGGCGCCGTTGGCGTGTATGCACCACCAAACCGGGATGGCTCTAACTTTCTTGTTCACCTGTTCACCGCCCTCATGTTCGCATCCATGTCCGTGGCTTTGCCGTCTGCTGTGACTATCAGTTTTCTGCCGGTCGCCATGTCAGCGACTGTGATGTCACCGACTTTCGGCGCATAGTGGCGGGCTTCTTCGAGTGCTTCATCCATGTCGGTGAGCACTTCCATGATTTGATTAGCTACGATGAGGTAGATCATTTTGCGTCCTCGCTTTGGTTAGGCACTTCGCTCGGCATATGGCCGGAATAGCCGAGCATGGCTCTGATCTGGCCTTTGAGAATGAGAAGCGCAGTGTATTGGCCTTGCGCATTGGCTCCAAAATGCTCCAAATGCACCACACGGGCAAGTTGCTTATCAATCAAGTCCATGACCTCACGTAGGGCCTTGTCTCTTTCACTCACATTCGTTGCCATCATTTCTCGCTTTCTGGATTGCCGATTAGGGAGTTGAGTGTGTGTTGGAGGTGGTCTGCCGCGTCACGGTATATGTCGCTTCGGGTGAAGTGCACCAGATATTCGAGTTCTCCACCGTAATGGAATTGGCTTTCTTCCTCTAGGGCTTGGGCTATCAGCCACTCGATGGCTTCGCTGTATGCTTTCTCCATCTCGCTAACGTTCGTTGCCATGATTAGTCTCCTTGTTGAGTAGGTTTTCGCAATGGTCGAGTACGAGTTGGTATGCGTCACTGAGACCGTTGATGTATTCGTAGTCACGGAATCCGATAGGTTCATTCGCTTTTGCTTCGATTTCGGCGTTCACCCAGTCGATGAGTTCGCGTAGGGTGTCTTCCCTGCCGAGATTCCTCGTGTGTAAGGGGTCGCGCAATACATACTTCAACGCTTCGTAGCGTTCGGCTGCGGCTTCCAACCGTTCCTTCTCACTCATGCTCTTTCTCCTTGTCTCGTATGGTCTTCTTAAGTTCGATAATGATGCCGTCCACATGGCCTTGCGCACAGTTCAAGTCGTTGCCGATATCGAAGTAGATGCGTTTCTGATCTTTATTGAAATAAAGCCAGTCCCGCGTGCGGATGAATGTCGTAAGCTTATTGCCCTTGCGGAGACGTCTGCGTAGGCGTTTGAAATCCCTGAGCAGTTGCCTATCCTCGTTAATAGTGGTCATGACTTGTCCTCCTGTTCGGTCATTTTCACTAGGCGCACCCATGCCTTGAATGCGGCTTCGGCATTCGGATACCATGCGCTTTGCAAGTGGCCTTTCGGACACGCGTAGGCGTAGATGGTTATGGTCGTGTAAGTCGGGGAATCGTATTTGGTGTTTGAACTTTCCTTGATTACTGCCGGTTCATCGCAGAACGGGCAGACGATTCTACTGGTCATTTATGCTCCTTGATGAGGGTTTTGATCGCGTCCAACGTGGCATTCCCATCCCTGCGGCGTAATGCCTTCCATACGTGTGTCGCGTCAGCCCAGCCGATCGACTGCAATTGGCGGAGTAGCTTGCCCGCATGGGGTGCATGCTTCCACGGGATGGGCCGGTCGTTGTTCGCGATGGCATGACGGGCGAAGTCCACGGCCTTCTGCAAGTCCTGCAACCCGTTCTTGCCTTGCCATCGGAACACGTATTGGATGACCTGACCCCAATCCGACGTGTATAGGCTGCTTAAATCCCATGCTTCAAACGGGGCATCACCGTAGTAGGATGGGGTGTTCATCAGGCTACCCCCGTGCTTCCGAAGCCGTTGGTGTCGCGGTCCGTGTCGTGGCTGATTGCGGCGACGAACATGATTTGTGGGGTTTCGACCTTTTGGATGACGAGTTGGGCGATACGGTCGCCCGGTTTGAACCTGACCGGGGTGAGGGAGGAATTGTAGAGGACGACCTTGATCTCTCCCCTGTAACCGGAGTCCACGACGCCGGGACCGTTGGGGATGAACACGCCGTATTTCGATGCGAGGCCGGACCTGCTCATCACGAAGGCCGCGTAGCCTTCGGGCAGTTCGACGGCGAGGCCGGTGCCGATGGTGGCGCGTTCTCCCCCGTCGAGTTTGAATCCGTCGAGGCAGCTCAGATCGTATCCGGCGTCGCCGTCGTGCGCTTGGGTGAGTTTGGCTCGACGGTCGAGCTTCTGGAATTTGAGCGTTTCCAACATGATAGTGGTTCTCCTTAGTATTCGCAGGTTGGGTAGATTTCGAAGCATTCGGGCGGCTTGGGTAGTGGAGGGTCGGGTTCGGCCCATGAGAGGCGTCGTGCGAACGACATGCCGTTTTTGGTGAGCCTGTATCCTTGGGGCATGTATTGGATGATGCGTCGTTTCATGAGCGTCGCGAACGTTTGTGGCGCCGCATGTGGTTGTTGTCCGTCTGCGAGTGCGGTGACCGTTTCGCATTGGCGGATGGTCCACTGCCGTCCTTTCCATGTGAGTCTGCGTCCGCTCATGCTGCTTTCTTCCATCCGGTGTCGAGCCTGTTCATGTAACGCTTGTAGTCTTCGATGTCTCGGCGGATGCATGTCAGGCCGCGGTGTGTGGTCGTGTGGCTGGAATCGTAGGGGTCTTGGCCCAATGCCATGTCGGTGAGGCGGAATGTGCTCAGGTCGAGGTGGCGGTGGCTCCACCGGTTGATGCTGGGGATGCTGATGGCGAGGTTGTGTTTCAGGTAGCGGAGGTCGAAGTCCACGTTGGTTCCTGCCGGGTGGAGGGTGAGGTTCTTGTAGCCGTCCAACCATACGGTGAGTTTTGTGTCCGCTTCCTTCAATGTGGCGGCTGGGTCGTTCTTGTTTTCTCCCCTGCATGCGTTGAGGAGTCCGTTGGCGGTGTGGTGTTCCAACGCCCATTCGCTGATGCTGGAGAGCATGGTGTTTTCGGGGAGTTGGATGCACTGGTGGTATACGTCTTCGGGCTTGTATGTGGCGTCCAGCCTGCTGATGATGAGGTTGATTTCGAGGAGTGGGTTGATCTGCGGGTCGAGGCCGCAGGTTTCCACGTCTATCCAGACGAGTCGGGTGTTCTGTTCTTGCTGCATGGTGGGTTCCTTTGTTTTTGGGGTGCGGTATTCGGCGATGAGCTGGTCGAGGCCGCTCAGGTCTACCGGGGTGGGTTCCGGAGGTTCGAGTTCTTGGAGGAGTCGTCGTTCCCGTTTGAGTTGTTTTCGGTATCGTTTCTGTGAGGCGATTGACTCGTTGATGCCGTAGTGGTTTATCCTTGCCGGCATTGGCCTTCTCCTGTTGGGGGTGGTGGGAGGATGTTCGATAGTCGGTCGATTCCTCGATGTCGTATGGTGCGGGTGGTGGGTTTGGATTGGATTTGTTTGGGGTGTTTCATCTCCTCGATGGCTTTTTGGTGGGCTTGGCTGATGGGGAGTCGGCTGGTGCCGATGGCGTCGATCAGGGTTCGCCGGTATTGGAGGTATTGTTCCGTGTTTGCGGGTTTGGCTTGGGCTGCGAGTTCTCCTATCAATGCTTCGCTGGGGAGTCGTTGTTCGCGTAGTTTGCGGCAGAAGAGGTTTACGTCGCCTACGCTCATCCATCGTCCGGGATTGTTGGAGTAGAAGCGGGCGACGGCTTGTTGTACGTCTTCTACGCTGTTTTTGGGGTTGAGTTCGCGTTTGAAGTTCTTGAACTGTAGTTCGTCCCATTGCGCGTTGCCGTGGTGTGAGTTGATGAGGGTGAGCAGTTTTGCGATTTCCCCGTCAGACAGCATTGGCGCCTCCTCTTGTTGCCTGTTGGCGTTCCTCTTCGCTCATGTATTGCCATGTGCGTTGGAGGTTGTTTTGCAGGTTCGTTTGGCTTTTGGATTGCCGTGGGTTTCCGTAGCCGGTGATGGCGGTGGATGTGGGTTCGTCCGGGTTTTCCCAACAGCCGCCGTGTAGCCATGTGGCCGCGTGTTTGATGTAGCGGGCTCCGGTTACGGCCGTGGCGCATTGGCGTGAGTAGGCCGCCGCCGCTTGGATGAGCGTGTCCGCGTCGGTTTCCCTTATGGCGGTGGCCCATGCCTTGAATGCGGCCCGCTTGTCCACTTTGCGCGGGTAGGCTTTCCAGAACGCTTCGAACTCTGCCGTGTATTCGCCGTTGACGACTTTCGCGTTCATGCGGCTTCTCCGTTTGCGTTCCGTGTTCCTGCTGGTTGTGCCGGTGATCTCTTCGCGACTGCGGTTGGTGTTCAGGTAGTCGTGGATGTGGTAGCCGATGGTGGAGGGTTCGAACAGTCCGGCTTCTACGAGCGTGTCGATTTCCTCCTGTGTGGCTCCGAGGTTGAGGTCGAGGTCGTCGATGGTGAGGTCTCCGTCTGTGAGCCGGTCTGACGCGTAGGCGATGCTGCGTACGTAGATGAGTCCGGCTGACGGGTTGGCTTTCTGGAGTTTCCTAATCTTCACGTTGGACCAGAAGTCGTTGCGTAGTCGGGCGTATCCTTCCTTCAATTCTTCCTCCTCGCTCATTTCAGCCCGATTCCCCAACTGGTGAGTGTGATGATGAGGCCGACGACGGTGAGGAACGTGCTTGCATGCCAGAGTTCGTCGTCGTGTGGGTCGGGGCTTGCCCGGTGGCTGCGGTGGAGGGCGAATCGTGCCATGCTCACTCCTATGACGGTGGTGATGAGTCCGACTGTGATGCCGATGGTCATGGTTGCCGCTCCTTTTCGTGGTCTTGTGGCCTGTCCCATTGGATGGTGATGTGCGCTCCGTGCTTGTGTTGGCTGTCGACGTACCGTTTGCTGGCGTGGCCGATCTGCCAGATTCTGCCGTCGTCGGCGATGAGGCCGCTTTGGGTGAGCGCGTCCCATGTGCTTCGGATGATCTTGTCGAGGTCGTTCTTGGCGGTGGGTAGGATGCGTTTTACGGTTTTGGGTCGGGTGAGGTAGAACACTGCGTTGAAGGTGAGTGGCCCGTCCAAGCGTGGCATGGTCGGGGCGCCGGTCCGGTCGTGCCATGCTTTCATGGCTGCGTGTTCGACGTTTTGCCGCCATGGCATTTCCCGCTTGTTGTTGGGGATGAACGCGGTTTTGCCGGTTCGCCGGTTGGTGACCGCATTGTAGCTGCCTTTGGGGGCGGGTTCGCCGATCACGTCGAATTCGATGCTGTTCATTGGTTGTTGTCACCGGTCCCTGTATGGTCTGTGGGGTGTGTGCGGTGCCCCATGTTCGCGGGGGCACTCGCATGATGGTTACTGGGGTCATGCGATGAGACGCATCCAGACTTGGTAGATGGGTCCCTTGTCGTTGATGGAGTAGGCCACTACGCCTGCTTCCACGAGGGTCCAGTCAAGGCGTACCGTGTCGTTCCATCCGTGTTTGGCTACTTGGATAAACTCTTGTGCGCTCTTGATGGTGGGGAACTCTTTCCAGTACGTCAAGGACTCGCCGGGATGCTGGTTAATCCAGTCGCAGAAGCTCCTATCCTTCCATTCTTTCGTGCGTTGGCTGTCCTCGTACATGGGGCTGTAGTCGAAGTCGCTGTTAGAAGGCAGGTTCGCCATTGCCGCCTCCGAAGCCGCCGAAGTCCGCCGCCGCTTGGGATTGGCTCCACACGTCGTTGCCTACGCCGGGAATGTTGGGCGCGGTCTGCTGTTGACCGTACTGCGGGGCCTGCGTCTGCTGCTGGTAGCCGTTGTTCTGCTGTTGCGTGGTGCGCGTGACCTGCGCAGTCGCATACCGCAGCGAGGGTCCGATCTCGTCCACCTGCATTTGGATGCTGGTACGCTTGTTGCCCTGCTGGTCGGTGTACTCGTTCTGTTCGAGTCGGCCCTGTGCGATGACCCTCATGCCCTTGTGGAGGGTTTGGGCCACATGGTCGGCCATGTCACGCCATGCGGAACAGCGGATGAACAGTGCCTGACCGTCCTCGAACTGGTTCGTCTGACGGTTGAACGTGCGCGGCGTGGATGCGATGGTGAAGCCGACGACGTGGATTCCGGTGTTGGTGGTGTGGGGTTCTGGGTCGGCGGTGAGGTTGCCGATGATCGTGATGGTGGTTTCTCCGGCCATTAGATGGTCTCCTTGACGGTGTTCCTGGAATGTTTGGTCTTGTGTCGCAGCATGGCTTCCTTGTTGCATAGGAGCCTGTGGCTGTTGGCTCGTGCGCAGTTGGTGCCGCCGCACCTGTCGCATTGTCCGCAGCGTGAGCCGAGACAGTTGGCGCAGGTGCAGCCTTGGATTCTTGTCCACGTCATGCTAGAAGTTGCGTAGTGCCTCGTCGCTTACGAGATCATGGTCGCAGCGTTCGAGCGGCGTGTCCTTTCGGACGATGTTTTCCGACACCCACGCCGATTCGTAGTTGCAGACACGCTTTTCTTCGACGTATTGCTCAATTGGGGTGAGGGCCGCCGCTACGAGCTTCCATACTCCCCTACAGTCGAGGTAGTAGAGGCGGACTTTGTCGGCGGAACGGTAGTATCCCGGTTCGTCCGGCAGAATATAGTCGTGGAATGGGAAACATCCCGATTCGAGACTGGTGCGGGCGAACCTTCTGATACCGTACACACGGTAACCCGGGAAGGACTTGTCCTTTTCTCTGATCAGTGAGAAGTAGTCACCGTCGAACAGCCAAATGCTATCGTCCTGCGCCATGTATAGGCCCGGCTTGTGGGGCAGCTGCTTCATGGCGGCTTCGATCATGGTGTCGTCGAACTCGTCAGACGGTTTGCGTTCCTTCAGGAGCTTCATGAACTCGTCGGAGGAGAGCTCCATGCCTTTCTCCTTCTCCTGTTCCATCTGCTGTTGGAACTCGTCGCAGGTCAATGGCATGCCGGTCTCTTCGTCGGGGAGGCCACGGTAGAACTTGGCGTCGGTGACAAGCACGACGGTGTCGCCGGTCGTGTCGCGTACGACGATGGGGAAATAATTGCCTTCATCGTTCCGGACCGCGAAGACGCGGTGGAAGCTGTTTATGAGCGCACGGATGTACCATACCTCGTACATGTCGAGCCGGTCGACGCATTCCTTGAGGATGTCTTCGTAATGTTTGGCGATGTCGATGAGTTCCAGATTGTGGATGCCTTCACCGAAAATATTGGGGTTCGGAGTGTCCTTGGAGTCGAAGACGGCACGATCTCCATCCTCCACTTGGTTTGCGTCGATGGCTACGTGCCTCCAACTCTTAGGCTTGTTCATTGCTGTTCTCCTTCTTGCCTTCCGGCTTGCTGTTGGCTCATGTACTTGTGGTATTCGTCGATGAACGTCTGGGCTTGGATTGCGGTGAGTGTCGTTGAGGTTGCCGTAGTGTCGTGTAGGACGTTGCCGATGAACCGGTCCGCATCATCAGGTTTGACCCCGTTGACACGTAGGATGTCGGTGACTTCCTTCAACTGTGTGGGGCTTGCCATGCCAGCCTTCGGAGCCTGCGACTGTTCGGGCATGCCTTGCCTTACGGGTTTCGCATACTGTCTACGAGGACGTTCATTGGCCGGTTCGTCAACTATTTCCGCTTCGATGGTTTCCATGCCCGCATTGTCGGCCTGCTGCATCTCATCCGTCGTGTACAGTCCGGAAAGGTCCTGTGGGAATGCCTTGCGGAGTGCGAGTGCTTCGGCGCATTTGGCGATCATGGTTACCGGCTTCGTCTGCCACATGCTGTTCGGCACCTGCTGTCCGGTCGCCTTGTCGTAGCGAGTTCCCACATACTCCTTGTAGAGTGCGACGCCCGTGAACGTTCCTTCCCCTCGACGGATGGTCACCTTCGCGGCTGCCGGAGGTGCCGGCGCGGTCCACACGTCACGCCATACGCCGTCCTCCCCGCACCAGAGGGTTTCCGGTTCGCTGAACGTTTCATGCAGTCGGTCGGCGGCACGGCGTGCGATGAGCCTGAACCCGTCGATGCCTACTTGGATGGTCTGTTTGACGGTCCAAGCGCCGTTCTCCTTGCTTTTGCGTCCGATCATGTAAATCTGCTTCGAGAACGGATCGAGGCCGGTGCGCTGGCATTGGTGGAGGAATACGGCCAGATCGGCATTGGATGCGCCCTGCACGCCCAACTGCTGCAATGCGGCCATCTGCGCGTTGCTCCAACCGTCCTGTTCGTCGGTGATGGTGAGACTGTTGCCCATTACTGTTCCTCCGGGCTTGCGGATAGCATTCCGAATACTTGCCGTGTGATTTCCGTGGTGAACATTTTGTCTACGAATCCGCGTTGGAGACGCACGGTGACGGTCTGCGCCCTGCCGTTCTTCCATACGACTCCGGGCGGGAGTTCCCCACCATGGTCCTCAACCATGTCACGGAGATAGGCTTGTGATTTCGCTTCCTCGCGGGGCATCCACACGTCTTCGGCTGCGCTTTTGCCTCCGGGGATGAGGTATTCGTTATCGTGAAGGCATGCGCCGTATGCGCGTTCGTCCACGACTTCATAATGGCCTTCGGTGCCTTTGCTGACGCTGATCTCGCCCGCGTCTATTCCGGCGAAGGAGACATGTTCGCTGCCGCCTCCGTCCGTGCGGCGTAGCCACTCGTCCTTCATGACTTTCAGCACTTCGGTTTGGCGTTTGCCAAGCGAGGTGAGGGCTGCGATGCCCGCTTTCAGGGTGTCGTCTCGCAGGTTACTGAAGTCGTATTCAGTTTTCTTCTGTGCCATTGGGCTCCTCCTTGACTGGATTGTTAAGGTTTGCGTATTTGGTGAAGTTCAGGTCGGCTTTCAGGCTGCTGATCTCGTCTTCCAGTTCGGCGCATTTCTTGGCGAGTCGAACGTTTTCCTTGTAGATGGTGTCGATGCTGTCGGCTGCGGCGTCGATCAGGTCGTCAACTTCGCCTACGTCGTACGCGTTGACTGAGATGAGGTGGATGCCGATTTCGATGTGGCGTAAATCCTTGCCGGTGAGCAGTCTGGTCATCTCAACCCTTCCTGTATTTCGAGCGTCCGCTTGTACAGGTCGTATTCGCGGAATGTCTTGTTGCCGCCGCGCATGAAGCCGAGGTCTCCGTAGTCACGGTTGAACGTGGTCTCGTTGGTTTCGTGTACGTGTTCCTTCGCTTCCTGTTTGGTGAGGAATCCTTCTTCGACGTTGAGGACGAGCTGCGGGTCTTCACTGGGTGGTTTCATTGGTCTCCTTGTGTTTGGTCGTGTAGAGGGTCAAAGCGTCGTGGAGAAGGGGAATCAGGCCGGTTAGGGCTTCGGCTTCACGTCCGGAGAGTTGGTGGATGTTGAGCCGTGCGCCGTCCAATCCGGCGAGGATGACGCTTCTCCCGTTGAGTCGGATGTCCACCGTGCCGTCATCGGATGGGGTTGGTTTCCTTTCGACCGGCAAGGGCGGCTTCGGCGTGGGATGGGGGTGTGAACTGATGCCTCTCAACGCTTCCGGGATGGGGTTCCTCGCGGTATGAAGAGTCCCCTCCCCCGGCTTGGAATGGGCCTCGCACACGGTCTTCGGGTTCGAATGCTTGTCTGTCTGCGGGTCGGTCCGCGTTTCAAGCCAAGCGTCCAAATCCTCCCTCGTGAAGTAGGAACGCTTGTGGAATCCGCCGCCTGTGAACTTGGGGCCCTGTCCCGCCTTGCACAGGGTGCGTAGGCGTTGCGGGTTCATGCCCAGATAGGCTGCGGCATCCTTCAAACCGATGGGCGCCGATGATCTGGCCGTCATGGTCTGCCCTTTCACTTGGTCTGAATCATCGGAACGCTGCCATCCGGGACGACCGTAAGGTTCTTCGCGTTCGATAGGGCGTCGATGTACTTCTGCTTGAGTACGTTGTCGGTCAGCGAATCGTTGAGCACACGGTTCGCGTCCGCTTCGCCTTGGGCCTTGATCTTCTTCGTTTCGGCTTCGACCTTCGCGGTCTCCTGATCGTTCTGGGCTTTTTGGCGTTTCACTTCGGCTGCCTGCGCCTCCGCATAGCTTTTGGTGATGGAATCCGGGTAGCGGACATCCTGTACGGATACCTGTTCCACGATCAGGCCCATGCTTTTCCATTTCCTCGATAGGGATTCCTGTACGGCCTTCGTGAACCGGGAACGGTCGGTGAGCATGGTCAGCGTGTCGAATTTGCCGGATGTTTCACGGGTTACGGAACGTAGATCGTTGGACACGTATTTTTCGACGAAGTTCTCCTGCGTGCCGTAATCCTCGTACAGTTTCTCCGCGGCTTCGGGGTTCAGTGAATAGTTCACCTGAATGTCGATGTCGGCTTTCGCCCCGCTTTTGTCGTTGATGGTGACCTGTTTGCCGTCCTCGCTGCCGCCTTTCACCTTGAAGTCGGTCGAACCGTAGAAGTTGATGAGGTTGTTGCGCGTGTCGAATTTGATGGCTTTCTGCCATGGGGCCTTGCCGTGGAATCCGGCTTCGGATTGGCTTCCAGCCATGCTGCCGCCCCAGTTCTGGATGACGGCGACTTCGCCTACGTCGAGACTGTAGAGGCAGTTGAACGAGAATGTGATGATGGCGATGAGCCATCCGACTGCCAATGTGATCGCGGCGGCCTGTTTCGATTCCAAGTTGATGGATGCGATGGTGGCGATGGTGGCGATGATGATCGCCAGTATGAGAAGCAGCATGATGGGATTTTCTCCTTTGATTGTTCGTTGGTATATGGGTGAAAGCTGGTGGCGGCATGCCGCTGGGAAGGTTTGACGGCGGAGAGTACGCGCCGAACGACGGGATGAAAGGGTATCCGTCTGGCCCGCCCATCGTTCCCATGGCCCGGAAAACTGAAGAAAAGGAAACGGGTTTTCATGGGTGGCGTTGACGGTCATGCCGCAGGACTTATTCCTTGAGCGCCGATCTTCGGCGGCGTTCCTGTTCATGCCATGCCGTGTAGATGTCGGTGAGGAGCGGCCGGTCGGATGGCAAATACACTTTGACCGGGCCAGAGCCGCCGATGCGGAGCGTGTACGGTTTCGTCCTGTGCAGGCGCAGGTATGCGTCGTACACTTTCCGCCCGTATCGTGTGGCCGCGTATTCGAGGTCTTCTGCGGGATGGTGGATTTGGGTGAGCCAATCGCGGATGGTGACGGCCTTGGTGGGGTCGATGTAGTCCGGTAGCGGGTTCTCGTTCCGGTCGTTCATGATGCTCCTTGAATGGTGTGGTGGTGTGGGTCCTATGGGGACCGGTGCCCAAGCATGGATTCGAACCATGTGCATTCCGTCGTCTCAATAGAAAGGAGGCGTACAGCATTGATGGCCAGATGCTGACGACATGGGATGCGTCCGGGTGCAGCCGCACACTGCCTTGGGCGTGTACGGTCCGACTGTGTATGTAATCGTGGGTCGGACCGTTTGCCATGCGATGGATGGGCCGTCGCATGCCTTCGCCAATCCGGTGAACGTGGACATCAGGAGGGATTTCCCTAGAGTTTCCTATCTGATTGGATTGGCGAAGTATGGTCCCATGACGGGGTTGCGGGCCGCCATGGGAAGAATCATCTACTCTTTCGAAGAAGTCAACTGCACATCTTCGATGGGTACCAGCGGGAATGCATCGGGGCCGAGCGCCGCATAGATGACTTTCGGGTCTCTCTCGTAACAATCAAGCGAACCCTCCTCCCAGAAGCCGCGGATAGGGCGCTCACCGAATTCACGTACGCTCCAATCACCCTCCATGTCACAAAGCAGGAGCATGTGCTGTTGTGTGAGGTAGTAGCCCGGTTTGTCCGGCAGTTTCGGCGTGGGAGTGGCGAGTGCACGAAGTCTGTCATTGAGCCTTTGCACGGTGTCTTTGAGCATCCTTATACGGGTTTCCAGCTCATCTATGGTTTCAATCAACTCTTCGTTGGTCATGACTAGTCCTCGTCTTCTTCGATGTTGCTGACGCTGAGGTATTCTTCGATGGAATCATCGGTATCGATGACATCAGCGAAGTCGACCTGCAAATCCTTGAGCGCTTTGAGGACGTTCTCTTCGGTGGGTTCCCCATACTTGTCATCATCCCAGTCGATGACAACCTGATCGTTGACAATCTTGCGGGATTCCACGGTTGCGGTGATGGTTCTGGTCATTTCGCATTCCCCTTTGCTTTCGGGCAGTCGGCGGCGAGGTAGTTCCATACGCGGATTGCCTCTTTACGGTCGGTGTGGTTGGTGAGGATGACGGCAGAGCGGAGGCACCCACTGCATGCGACATCCCAGTATCGGACTATCTGTAAGGTGATTCGGTCGAAGCCGTAGCCGTACTTGTAGAATCTGATGTCCTTGCCGCCACAAATCGGGCAAGGCACCGGCCTACGCCATTTGCGTGGACGGTTGGCGATGGTGTTTCGCGCGTCCGTCAATGTCCTACGGTTTTTCATCGTGTAGCCCCTCCCTGTTCAGGCCCAAGCGCGGCATCCAACGTCCGCTCTCCGAGACGCCTGTGTAACAGCGCCAATCCCTTACGGGTGATCTTGACGGTCGGCGCATAGGCGAAAAGCGTACCGTCACCACGTTGGCCATGCGATCTTGACTCGACCATGACCAGATGCCCGGCCTTGACGCGTTCCGAAGCCGCCCACCATGTTCCGGCATGCCGGTACACCCAACCATGCTGGTCAAGCCACTTCCACAACTCCCTCTCGCCGATCGGCGGACCCGCATTCGAAAGCAGTTTCGCCGTCTCTCTGACCAGTAGGACGTCGGGTACGTTGGTGAAATCGTCCAAAGCCTTCGCCTTCGGTTCCAATTCCTTGATCTGATCGGTCTTGGCTTGGAGTTCACGGTTCTTACGTTCGAGGGTTTTCTGCGCCACCAACAACGCTCGGGCCATGATGTCCGCATCACTGTCGGAATCGTATGTGCGGATTGCGCCACCCTCATGGAAATACCGGTCGAGGGCTTCGGCGGCTTCCTGCTGGTAGACGGTCACGTTACGGCGGGCATGTTCGTCCTTGAGACGGCTCGTGTCGATGGTCGCAAGCCACATCGTCAGCGTCTTCCGGCTGACGGCCATCATGTCGTACCGTTTACCGTCAGCACCAGTTGTGCGTATCATACGCACAACTGCCCAAGGCGTTCTGTTAAGCCGTTCCCTCTGGCCGTTGAAGGCAATCCCGATGTTTTCGCAGATCGGCTTCAACGCCGCATAGATCTCCCCGTCATCCGACTTCTGCGCGATCATCACGCTCCCGTTGAACGGGACCTCAACGATATCATCGCTCATATGGTTGCCTCCGCGTAAAGAATCTCGACTAAATCGTTCGTGCCGAGTCGTGCCTGAATCTCTTTCGCCCCTCTGAGCACGTCCTGTGTCATGCTCTTCCGGAATCGCATGCCGTTCTTGGTTGCCTTGGACATTTCGTCCTTCCACCGTTCGGGGCTGACCCCGGTCAGTAGGTGCATGGCCTTGAGACTGAGATATTCAGTCCCGTCCACGACCTTCATGTAACCGTTGTCGAAAAGCCATTCACGCTTATATGCTCTGGTGATCTCACTCATTGGAGTCTCCCATGTTCTGCGCGTACTTGGAGAGCGCGTCGAGTTCCTTCTTCGCGTCGTCGCCGTCCACCTGCATCACGATCTTGTTGAACCAGTTCCTCAAGCGGCGCACCGTGTTGGGTTTGAGCCGCCAAACGATGCGGTCCGCGTCCACGTCCGAATCGGCGGCGTATGCGGTCAGCACGACCATCGGACCGTCGGGGCCGGTTTCGACTTTCGCGCTGAAGAGCGTGGCCTCCACGGTGGACGTGAACTCGTCAATCCGGTTATCGCAGTAGACGATGGACGGGTTCTTGAGGTTGGCGTTAGATTCATTCATATTCATGATGCTCTTCTATGCCACGAGCGTCTGGTCGTCGATCTTCGCGCGCTCTTCCTCCGCGATGGAGATAAGTGTCCATGCGCTGTCGAGGTGCAATGCCTTGGCGAGGAGGGACAGCTGGTCGGTGTTCCAAGACCGTTCGCCTCCGAGACGGGACCAGAAGGACGTGTAGCCCATGCCGATCTCCTTGGAAATCTTCCTCAGGGAGATTCCTTCGCGTGCGGCCTGCACTCGAATCGCCTGAGAGATGGCGGTGTTCATTGAAGTCATGTTCTTCATCCTTTCAATTACCGCATTTGCGGTGTTTGCTGATATTGATAGTACTCGGGTTTGTTTGATTGTCAATTCATATGCGGTAGGCATTTCGTTAAATCGGCCCCATATTACGGTTTTATCGGAGTGTCGCCATTCCCTAGTTATCGCAAATGCGATAACATGTTCCACATGGTAAGAAAAGATGAAATGCCAGAAACTAGCGGCATAACGAAGGTGATAGCGGAAACCATAAGGAACAGGATGAAGGCGCAGGGCATATCCCAGAACAGGATGGGCTATCTCATCGGCAAGTCGCAGTCATACGTGAGCACCCGCTTCAGAGGCGAACAGGCATGGACCACTGACGACATCGACAAGATCGCCCGCATCCTCGGACTGCCCAACGGCTTCGCCATCATGGACGAGGCGCGCGGCGTTACGCAACGGTAGTAAGCTAGTCCATGCGCACACCTCCTTGGTGTCGTGTCGCACAAGGCCGCACACTCCTCGGGCAAGACGGGCGTGCGGCCTTTCTCATATCCTCGTTCGAACGCATGTTCGGACCCGGATACCGATAATACAACCGTTAGAACAAATGTTCTAAAACGACACGCCATGAGACGGGTCGTACACAAACAGGAAGAAAGAAGGAAACCATGATATTCGCATACGTCTTCGCCGGCATCGCGGGCATCGCGATACTCGGGGCTGTCATCCAGTCGGCCGTATTGAACGGTATCCGCCGTTCCGGTCTCATCGACTGGAGGACGGCCTATGAGATGGAACGCCTTGACGAGGGAGGCGGGGACCAGCCCACACTGGACGGCCTATACGAGAAACACGCGCAGGAAGGCTTGGACGAGGCTCAGATCGAAGCGAAAGTCAAGGAGGAGGCCGTGGCCTATACGAGGAGGCGTACCGGGTCCAGGAATGCGGTGTATCCGATTCTCGCGGGCGTCATGGTCCTCATGGCCGTCGGTGCGGGAGTCATCGCGGCGGCCGTCGCCCACTACGATTCCACGGTGTCCACCTATCGGAGCGCCGTCACGGGCTACGGGGACGAGGATGAGAGGACTCCGACCGGATGCGCCACGGACGATTTCGAATGCAGGTACCTGAACGGCGAGTTCGAACGGTAAGGGCAATTAGCCCCGAATACGAGGAAAGCCCCTCCGCTAGGTGTCAGGTCCTAGTGGAGGGGCTTTCGTTTGCTTTGGGCTCCGGTCGTCGGAGCTTCGATGATCTGGCTTGGATTCCCCTGCCGTTCCCGGTGTGGGTTCCGGTGTGGCTGTCAAGCCGTTCGGCGTCATCGAGGTCGAATCTAGCACGAAATCGAAAAACTTTCTCAGATTGTTATGAGCGTAAGCGAATAATAATCTTCTTTTAGTTTTGTTATATAGTGACATCGTTGTGACATCGTTGTGACCGAAGCGTGACATCGTTGTGACATCGTGTGACCGAAGCGTGACATCACGACCCTCTGAAAACGGCTCCATGAAGCCGATTTGAAATTAGACATGCTGTCTAGCTGAGGCTCAATTGAGGCTCAAATGAGGTTTTGGTGAGCCTCAAATGAGCCTCAAATGAGGTACGTTGACATCGCGTCAATTGCACTTTTCGTTGTGACATCGTTGTGACCGAAGCGTGACATCGTTGTGACATCGTGTGACCGAAGCGTGACATCACGACCCTCTGAAAACGGCTCCATGAAGCCGATTTGAAATTAGACATGCTGTCTAGCTGAGGCTCAATTGAGGCTCAAATGAGGTTTTGGTGAGCCTCAATCCACAGTTTTCGTGAAAATATTGTGAATATTAAAAAAATCTCGGGATATGGAACGGCACGTCTCGGATACCGAGATGCAGGAGACTGCGGGCGTGTTCCCGGCGTAACCCCTGTGGCTTCGCGGCCATCCCTGCGACACGCCGCAATGTCGGACGCAGACCCCGTCCCCACGGCGTGTCCCGACGAATATGCGAATCTGTGTCCAACTGTGTATCCCCGGCCCATCCGCAGCCCCTTCCGCAGAGGACCGCCCGAAGAGCGGAACCCTTGGAAACCAAGGGCTCATACCATGGCTCCTGCGACTGGGCTTGAACCAGTGACCGTCCGATTAACAGTCGGATGTAGAATAAAAACAGCCCTACCGCCACAGTCAACAAACGTTGGTATTTCAACGTTTGTTAAACATTTGATAATCATTTGATAATCATCTGTTTGTGTGCAACTGTGTATAACCAACGGGTCGGACGGAAAACCAAGGAGACCAAAATGCCACGCAAAGCACGCAACGGTGTCATACGCCCATACAAGATCGAAGTCAAGAAGACCCTGAAGGACGGCACCACCAAAACCTACGTAAGATGGAAATGCTCATTCAGGGGACACCAATACACGGCACAGACCTACCGCGCATGCGACACGAAACTCAGGAAGGCCATCGAAGAGGAAAACACCTTCGGCATGACCTCCGACAACAACGTACGCTTCGGTGAATACGCTGCGGCATGGCTCGAACGACGCAAGGCCGACACCGACCCGAAAACATTCGCCAACTACACGACGCTGGTAGAAACGCACCTGCACCCCTACGCCAACCAGAAACTCGGCGAAATGAACGCCACACGCTGCGCCAGAATCATCGACCACATGAAAGTCACCGATCACCACGGCAACCCGACCGGCAAAAAAGCCAGCCTCAGCCTACGCAAGCAGATGCGCACCACCCTCAACCAGATATTCAAATCCGCCGTCGCAGACCGCATCATCCCCACCAACCCCATGCCTGTCTCTTATACACATCTCCGAGCCCACGAGACTCGACGTCATCTCG